AAGACTATACAGAGAATACAGAAACAACCTTTGCCTCAAACATACCTGTATTTATTAAGACAACTGAAGAGCAGTTACTTCGATCTATTCAGTTACCAGACTTTAGAAAGAATGTGACGGGGACATTGACACAGAGCAATCAGTATTTAGCTACGCCTAGTGATTTTTTGTACCCATATTCGTTAGCGATTAATAACTCTGGGTATGAGTTTTTGATATTTAAAGACGTTAACTTTATTAGAGAAGCTTATCCAGATAGCTCATCAACGGGCGTACCAAAGTATTATTCAATTTTTGATGATGAGACTTTTATGGTTGCGCCAACGCCAAATGGCAATTATACGGCAGAACTGCATTACTCATACCTTCCACAGTCAATAGTTGATGCCTCAAGCGGCACTAGCTGGCTGGGCGATAACGCAACGAATGCGCTGCTTTATGGCAGTCTTGTTCAGGCATATATATTTATGAAGGGTGAGCCAGATATTATTCAACAATATCAACAACAGTTTGAGATTTCTGTCGGCCAATTGAAGAAAGAAGGTGAAGGCTTTAATCGAACTGATGCCTACCGAACTGGTCAGGCAAGCATTAGTACCAAGTAATGTCATCATCTATTGAATTAAGTGTAGGTGCGTTTGATGTAGTAACAACGTCAAACAAAGGCCATGACGTAGAGTTTTGGGCTGAAACAGCTACAAACCGGATTGTCAGCGTTGGCAATGAGTCGCACCCTGTTATTGCTCAACAAGCGGAAGCGTTTAAACAGAGTGTGTTAAACTGTGTAACGTATTACATGAAGGAAGCTTTAAAAAGCGACAGAACTACATTGTGTGGTGAACTTGAGAAACAAGGCCAGAGCGAAATGGCTGAAATAATTAGGAGGCTATAATGGCTATTACGACAGCAATGTGTACCAGCTTCAAAAAAGAACTTATGGAAGCAGTCCATAACTTCAAGAACTCTGGTGGCAGCACATTTAATCTAGCTTTGTACACAAGCTCTGCAAGTTTGGGCGCTAGTACAACAGCGTACACGGTTTCAAATGAAGTGTCGGGCACAAACTATACCGCTAAAGGCGCAGCTTTAACTCGTGTAGATCCAACTACATCAGGAACTACGGCGTTTACAGATTTTGCAGACCTGACATTTTCAAATGCAACACTGACTGCACGAGGAGCGCTTATATTTAATGAGTCTGCTTCTGGTGATCCATCAGTATGTGCGCTTGATTTTGGTGGAGATAAAACAAGCACAGCCGGTGATTTTACGGTGCAGTTTCCAACAGCCGATGCTAGTAACGCAATTATTCGTATTGCTTAGGAATTAGCGTGTGGCAAATATCAATGGATGGGGTAGAGGCACTTGGGGCGAAGATGCGTGGGGTACGCCCGACGTTATTGACGTTACAGGCATTTCTGCAACCGGAGCCGTTGGTACAGTCACAGTTGATGCAGAAGCTAATGCATCGGTTACAGGAGTTGCTGGCACAGGTGCCGTTACGATTCCAACAGTCGATGCAGAAGCAAATACCACTGTTACAGGGGTTGCGGGTACAAGTGAACTTGGCAGTATATCGCTTGTTACAAATAATACCCTTCCTGTCACAGGCAATGCAGGAACGGGTGCTGTTGGAACAACGACGGTCGATGCAGAAGCAAATACTACTGTCACAGGCGTTTCAGGAACATCTGCGGCTGGCACCGTTACAACCGATGCAGAAGCTAATGTTGCGCTTACAGGAGTTGCAGGAACGGGCGCTGTTGGTAGCGCCACAGTTGAAGCAAAAGCTAGCACTTCAGTTACAGGGGTGTCGGCAACAGGCAGTGTGGGTTCTGTCACTACGACAGCCGATGCTAACATTGTTCCTACTGGCGTTAGCGCTACTGGAGCGATTGGCCCGTCAAATGTTTGGGGGCTTGTGGATAGGGATCAAACGCCAAGTTATTCAACAATATCAACTAGCCAGACGCCTAATTGGACGGCTGTTGATGATAGCCAAACACCTAACTGGGAAGAGGTTGCCTAATGGTACAAAAGGTTAAAAAGGTAATTAAGGGTTTGGAAAAGGCATCTAAGTCTCATAAACAACAAGCTGAGATGTTAAAAAAGCATGTGGCTTCTATGGAAAAAAAGAAGTCAAAAAGCCGGAGAAAATAAATGGCAACTTATGTTAATGATTTACGCTTAAAAGAGATTGCCACTGGTGATGAAGCTGGTACTTGGGGCACTAGCACAAATACTAACCTCGAATTAATTGCAGAGGCATTTAGCTTTGGCACAGAAGCAATCACGACGAATGCTGATACTCATACTACTACTATTGCTGACGGTTCTACTGATCCCGGTAGGAGTCTTTTCCTTAAGTACACTGGCACTTTAGACTCTGCCTGTACGATCACTATTGGCCCGAATACCGTAAGTAAGCTTTGGCTCATAGAAAATGCCACTTCCGGGTCACAGAACATCATCATCAAGCAGGGCAGTGGGGCGACTGTCACAGTCCCGAATGGCCAGACCAAGGCGATATATTCGGATGGTGCCGGATCAGGTGGCGCTATGGTTGATGCCTTTGCTCACCTCAACGTCGTTGACCTCACCGTAGAAGACGATCTGACGATTACTGATGATTTGAGCGTGGGTGGAACTCTGGGTGTCACTGGCGTTCTGACTGCCAACGCTGGCGTAGTCGTAGACAACATCACGATTGATGGGACAGAGATTGATTTGTCATCTGGTGATTTAACTCTTGACGTTGCTGGGAACATCCTGCTCAACGCTGATGGGGGAGGCATTTACTTTCAAGATGCCAGCTTGTTGGTGGGCAGCTTACAAAACAGTTCTTCTGATTTTCTGATAAGCGCGGAGGTTGCCGACAAAGACATAATTTTCAGAGGAATAGATAGCTCAACCACTATTGATGCCCTCACGCTTGATATGTCAGAGGCGGGAGCGGCTGCGTTTAACAGCTCAATAACTTCTGGCGGCAACATTACTGTTGGCGGTACTAATAATTTAATTATCAACGACAGTGGCGCTGCCGTATTTGGAAATGACGGAGATATCTTAATAGGTAACTCTGGGGTCAATGGTTTGATATCTGCGCCTAATGGCGATCTAACCTTTGATGTTGCTGGCGACATTCACCTTGATGCTGACGGTGGTGATGTTAATTTCAAAGATGGCGGCACAATTTATGGCTTCATGGCTAAAAGCAATAATGATTTATTGCTAGGAAATGTTATTGCTGATGGAGATGTTTTAATCCGAGGTAATGATAGTGACGGTGGCGGTAATTTTACAGCCCTGACCCTTGATATGTCAGATTCGGGTTCAGCCACCTTTAATGGTCGAGCTACAATTGACCCAGCAGACGGTGATGCAGACGATCAATACGCTTTGTTTGTGCGTAATAACGAAGCTACGGCTGGAAGAAACTATGGCCTTTCGGTTCGTGGTGGTAGTAACTCAAGTGATGAGTCGTTTAGCGTTAGGAACTTTGACAACTCAAAAACTTACCTAAAAGTTATTGGCGACGGACATTCTGTAATAGGACATACTGCCAGTATTTCGTCGGCTGGCGAGGCGCATGAACTACAGGTTTACGATACCAACTTCAGCTTAATCTCCGCTGCCACGTTCCGAAATGGATCAGATGGCGCTTCTATAAGTTTATCGCATAGTCGTAGTGGAACCATTGGAACACAAACCATTTTGCAAGATGGCGATACGATGGGAGCCATAAACTTTCTGGGTTCTGATGGCACAGATATGGCTTCCTTTGGAGCAAGAATCCACGCAGAAGTAGATGGCACTCCGGGCAGTAATGACATGCCGGGGCGCTTGATTTTTGCCACTACGCCTGATGGGGCAAACGGCTCTGTTGAAAGGATGAGAATAAATCAAAAAGGCTCTGTTGGAATAGGTGTAGCTGACGGTGACGTTACAGGCGATGGCACTGCTGCTAGAACCTATGTGGGCATTATTGGATCAGCGAATAGAGGTAGATT